AACCCCGCGACATTGCCCCATGAGCAAGAGGAACGGATCGGAGCCAAGCCGATCACGATCCAGCACCGCGATAGCACTCGAGTATCTGGCAATGCTCCCCGAGCCCACTCTCGGACCCCCACCACCCGACAAACTGAGAACAGCATGGCTGCGCTACTTTCTGACGCCGAAATTAAAATGCTGAAAACAGCAACCATCTAAGGACACCTGACATGACTTGGCAAAACGACCTCAACACGATCCGCGATCAAAGCGCGATCCTGACGCACCATAAGACCTTAATGGGCTACACACAGACTAGCGTTCGGGCCGGAATTAAAGAAATGCGCGACGACGATGGCGCTATGTCCGACGTGATGCATGAACGGGCAGACGAGTGCGAAACCGCACTTGAGGCGTTGCTTGAATTTCACAACTCATAAAGGACGCCTAAAATTATGGACGATCTAAACGTTGCGCATAAATTTTCAGACCTGCCAGACTTTCGCGATATGGAGTTAGAGCCTTGGGGGTGGCCAAGGCCGTCAATGACCAAAGGGAACGAACAAATGGCTGACAAGGCTCTAAAAGGAAACGGCGTAGACTGCCCCGCGTGTGAGCTGCAACGCGAAGCGGCGATCGATCAGGAATCAATGGAGCGATCCGTCCCGTGTAATTTCTGCGCAGGGACAGGTCGCGTCGGCCGCGCGGTCAGCGCCATCATTCTAGAAGCCGTGACATGGGCGGCCGAGAATTACTGGCCCGAGCGCGAACGTCGATGGGCAGTTAAGAATTCTACAATCAAACCAACGGATGCCGACGAATGACTCCGCAAGGATTGATCGACTTATGCAAGCGCCCTGTTGCCGGTCTCGACGGCAAGCCTTTTCTGCCAGAGCATATTTATTTGACGTTGCATAAGAAGTCGCCACCGCGTGATCAGGTGCGGCTTGCTGGTCGGTTTGGCCCCCTTGGCCGCATCTGCAATGCAAAAGAAGCGCCACACGGGTTTGAAGTGGTGGCAACATTTAACAGGAAGGCTCTAATCGCCTTTTTGGAACTCACATTGAAAACAGCATAGAAGGCCCCAAACCATGATCACCGAAATGACTGAGCTGCTCGCAGCGATCCGAACCGGACACAGAGTGATAGCGCAGCGCGATCGGCTCATCGAGTGCCGGATCCTGATCGCAGAAGTGCGCAATGCCATGGAGCCATTTGAGAATTGGGAAGTGCATCCGACCCGCCAATTTATAGGACCCCGAGCGCACGGCCGCGCCGGCCTTTTGATTGTGATGGGACCAAATCAAAAGACAGGTTATCGGCTGGACGATTCATATGGCAGCGTTCACCCGCGCATCCAGGCCGCAATCGACAGGAACAAGTCCGAAGAATAGGCCGGAGCAGGAATTAAGTGCCTAATTTGGATGGGGGACTGGCTGGGGGACTGTGAAGGCGACCGGTTGGTAAGGGGCAATAAAAAAAGGAATTTATGCCCCATATTCGGTGCACACCATCAACGCCAAACCCCCGTCGCATAGCATTGCACCGCATAGCACGCATAACGTAAGGTCCCCGTGAATTAAAGAAAAGTCGTCGCATAGCGTCCCATAGCCACCCACCACGGCGCGGCATCGGATGGGGGACCAGATGGGGGACTGAAACGATCGAGGGGATCGAACATGAGAGCGCGCAACCGGCTGACAGCCATCCAAATAAAGAACGCAAGCGACGGCAAGATTGAGGATGGTGGTGGATTGCGCCTCGTCAAAAAAGGCGAGAGCGCAAAGTGGGTCTTTAGATACAGCCACCTCGGAAGGCGCAGGGAAATGGGACTCGGCAAAATGCCGACCACGAATATCGCAACAGCGCGAAAGATCCGAGACAAGTGGGAAAGAGAACTTGCAGCCGGCCGCGACCCGATCACAGTCCGCGATACTGAACGCCGCGACAAAATAGCCCAGCGCGATCGCGAGGATCCGACACTGGAAGAATTCACCATGCGAGTGTTTGAAGGTCGAAAGGCACAGCTCAAAGGGGATGGGACGGCCGGTCGATGGTTGAGCCCACTGAGCCGCTACGTTTTACCAAAGCTCGGCCGGAAGCGAATATCCGAAATCCACCAAAGCGACGTCCATGCGGCGATCAAACCAATATGGCAAACCATGCACCCGACCGCGCTCAAGGCAATACGCAGGACACGAATGGTGTTTGATGCCGCCAAGCTGGCCGGATTTAATGCCGACCCATTCACGATCGATGCCGCCATGCACATGCTCGGCGCAGTCGAGCACAAGACAACACACCTCGCCGCAACCGATTGGCGAGAATTGCCCGACCTTTATAAACGGCTTGGAGAGCAAGGCAGGGCCGGCCGGTGCGTCCAGTGGCACATTCTCACCCTGGTTCGTAGTGGAGCCGGCCGCCCAGCGCGACACGACGAAATAGAAGGCGACGTCTGGACAGTCCCTGCGTCGAGGATCAAAGGCAAACGCGGTAAGACGCAAGACTTCAGAGTGCCGCTTTGCACCGAAGCGCTCCGGTTGATAAACACCCCCACAATCGTCCAATCCGATCACCTATGGCCAGGACAACGATCGGCCCATATGAGTGACCAAGCCTTGACCAAATTAATGCACCGGATGGGCGAAGCCGGAACCCTGCATGGTTTCCGAACGAGCTTTAGGACATGGGTCCAAGACACCGAATCCTGCAGCTTTGAAGTGGCAGAGACAGCGCTGGGACACTCGATCGGAAACACGGTCGAACGCGCCTACGCCAGATCGGACCTATTAGACCGCCGGCGATTGGTTGCAGAGGCATGGGGAAGGTTTGTGACCGGCCACGATATGGCCGATACGCTGCCGTTTCCAAAGGCAATCCGATAGGCCACCCTGCGACATGATCTAGAGCATTTGCCACTGAGGTGGCCGATAGCCTGCCAGCATCCACTCAAGGACGCGACAGGCTATGGGATTAGGAGAGCGCGAAGTAGAGAGTGACGGATCCGCCTCCCACTTCCGGATTGTGCGTGTGTCCGTGTTTAGGATCACCCCGAGCTGGGAGAGCGTCAACCCGAGCTTTACTCGGGCTGCCTTGAATTCAGTGCCGTCCATTAAATGAAATCCCCTTGTTCGAAACCATCAGCGACTAGGTGCGCGACAGCTTCTGCTTTTTGATTTGCGCCGATAACAACCGTGACGAACCGACCGCAAGGTGTGCCACGAACCGAACAGACCAAAGGCAGAGCGCCCTCGATCCGATCCTCGTAGTCGCCAAGGTCTGAACCGAAGGGAACCATTACAAAGAAAATATCCATGATCACTGCCCCTTCACGATGATTGCGAGAATGACGGCCGCCATGCCGCCCAGGAGCTCGCTGCGACGGAACATGATCTCATCGATGTGGCTCTCGTCGTTGATCGTGACGTCCAGGTCCTGCAGGCTTTCCATGTGTGGCATCAGGCGGTGAGCTTCAGCTTTAAATTTTGTGGCGAGCGTTGTCATTTTCGTTTTCCCTTAGCGTGGCGGGCTCCGTTGCCCTGTCTCTGTTTTAGGGCCAATGGCCCCGCTACGCAAGTTATTAAGGCATTGTTTTATTTAATAATTTACTTGTAGTTTGGGGCCAATGGCCCCATTGTGATTGTAAGGAAACGCAAACGGGAGACACGACAATGACCGACCAGAACGCCTACCGCGCAATGACCAAGAAAACCTACGGAACGCCAAGCGCAGCCCTGCGCGCAGCGGAAAAACACCCACGCGGCACAAACGACGCACACCAACTGCCCAGCGGCCGCTGGGCTTTCTAGATCGACACCCGCGCCTAAAACCAACCGCCTGCGCCCAGCGCGCAGGCAACACACACCAAACAGCAATGAAAATTCGCGCCCTAAAGCAGGGCTTCAAAGTTATCATTTTGAAGGACACCTAAAACCATGCAGCACATCGCAGCTTTATACGTCCAGACAGGCGGTAGCTATTTCAACCTTGAAGGCGTTACGCCTTGGGATGAAGTTGATGATGCGCGTATGTATATGGGTCCAAACCCTATCGTTGCACACCCGCCCTGCCAGCGATGGGGTAAGATGTGGAAAGGCCAGCCAGGCAACATCAAACGCGGCAAGATAGAGCGAAAGGGCGATGATCTTGGTTGCTTCAAATCAGCCTTATTTGACGTGCGGCGATTTGGTGGAGTCCTCGAGCACCCCGAACATAGCAACGCTTGGGCGCACTTCGCTTTAACAAAACCACCACGTAAAGGTGGCTGGATCGAGGCGGACGAATATGGTGGCTGGACGTGCCGTGTAGAGCAGGGTCGGTATGGGCATTTCTGCGCAAAGCCAACTTGGATTTATGCTTTTGGCATCAATGATTTGCCTGAATTGCGCTGGGGCGTTCATGTCGTCACAGACGATGAATTTCCAGCCAAAGCTATGGAAAAGCATGGACGCGAATACTGCCGGAAAGCCGGAGTTATGGCGTTCAAAGGTGGCGGTAAAGACAGTTCCGCCCGCATCTACACGCCGCCTGAGTTTCGCGACGTGCTGATCGCAATGGCGCGGTCGGCGTCACCTACCACATAAAGAACCGTACAGATGGGGACGTCAGCAGCTGCGTTATTTATTCACACCCGACTGCATCAACAGTAACTTAATGTCGGCTGAGATGACGCCCAGCTTATCGTCCATGTCTTGCCGGCTGCGGATAGATGCGTCCAAATCTTCTCTGCGCACTTCCCAAAGCCGTTTTATTTCCTTGCCGTTGCTGATGCCGCGCGACTCCAAACGAACCAGCCACGCAGAAACCCCAAACACAGCTGATACTACGAAAACCCAAAACCCCCAGAATTCACTAATAGCTTCCATTACTCAGCGACCCCGCGTTTGATTAAATCCAGAATAACGACACCAAAGGCTGCTCCCTCTGGCGGTCTCATTATTGCGGCCGCTCGGCAGTGACAGACGAAGTAAAGCCGGCACTCGAGAGACTGTGCGCCACCTCGGTCACCCACCATTCGCCAGATGAAGCCGCCGAAAGCCCAGGCACAAAAAGAGGTGAGCCCGACACCAACCGCGCATCCCCTGGCAACTCCAACTCAAGCGCCTCCTTTGCACGGCTCGCGCGCCGCGATTCGGCATCAGCTGCCGCGCGCGCCTCGGCTTCGTCTCTAAAGCGCCCCCGAAGCCGGCGCACCGGCTCGCCCTCACCAACGGACACATCGACATCGACCGCGGATTCCAGATCCCGATAGGCCGCCGTGACCGTGCCGACAGTCTCGCCAAGCCGGCGTGTCATTCGCCAGGACGACAACATGCCCGAAGTGAGAACAACCGGCGGTAAAGACCCGCCCGATGCCGTCAGGCTTTCGCCACGCAGTCCGACAAACAGCGTCCGACCGGCTGGTTTAGCCACAAGATCGTGCCGACGCGCCAAACGCGTCAACAGGTTAAGATCGGACTCATCGAGCTGATCAAGATGCCCAGGAACCAAACCCGCGACAGAGGCCGTCACAGCCGCCTGCAGGCCACTCTCCGACGCCATGGTAGCGACTATGGCGGAAAGAGTGAGGCCGGCCGCCCAGCTGCGTGACTTCTGCTGTGAGACAGGTCCCAAGCCACCATCGGTTGCGCCGTTGATCTTCGCGCGGCCGGTCACCGATATGGTGTGAGGTGGCGACGCCTCCTCAACTTCATCCGCAACAAAAACGCCCATGTTGCGGAACTTTCCAATCGAACCCAAAGCCACCTCGATCTCTGCCCCAGGCTCTGGCATCGCAAGAAGACCGATCAGACCCGAGCTACTGAACGACAAATCCAAGGTGTCGGACACAACGCCCAGCTGATCGGTAATGCGAACCGACGAAAGCAGGGAAAACAGCCCGAGCCCCAACGGAATGCCGTTGATCGTCAACGCCACCAAAGGCCGAAAGTCCATCATCCCCAAAGCTGGACGGTTTGAACACCGCCCTCCTCTTCAATATCAGGAAGCCACACGTCCAGACCCGCCGGAAGGATCGGACCCAAAACGCCAAGCGCCGCATTTGCAGCTAAGACAGTCTCAAGCCGACCGCCGGCCGTCATGCCATAAACATCAAAGACAACGCGATCGAGCACGTCGCCGTCTTTAGAATGGTAGAATTGACCGGATGCCACCGCCATACTTTGAAATCCTCAAATTGAAGTCCTGCCGCCGTGGCGACCCATCACGCCAGAATGTCTCCTGACCTTCCGACACATTCTCGACGCACCACAAACCCAAGAATTTGCCGGTACCCGCGACAGCCGGCAAAGGAACCCCGAGCGATGCCTGCCGGCGCAATTTGTCCAACTGACCAAAGCCACCCATGAAATTAGGATAGACAACTCCCTCCAGGTCGATCCCGTCAGCGCCGTATCCAGTGAACTGCATCGCATCGGTAGACCCGATCCGAGGCACCCGCACCCATTTGTAGTCAGTCGACCGACTGAGCCGCTGGTAGGCGGCCGTGTCCAGTTTGAACTGGAAGAACCCCAACTGAAGCATCACACCCGCCATGGTCAGCCCCCAAACCCATCATGCAGCCCACCGGCCGCTGCGCGCCGCTGTTGGCGAGCTACCAGCGCAGCCACCTCGGCCGCCGACGCGCCGTGCGCATTAATTATGATACTGACCGGCTGCGTGACGTTGCCACCACCACTATCGGCACCGCCGGTCGATCGAGAGCCGGATGGCCGCGCGAATACCTTGTCCGCAACTTCAGAGAGCCGCGCAAACCGCTGATGCGTCGCGATATAGGCCGACCGGTTCTTGAATTCCAATTCTGGCCCCGCCTCACCGACCATCCGCATCCCAATGCCCGATGTACCACCACGCGCGTAGCCCGTCGGTGTGTCCAAGGGACCTCGCCCTAAGCGATTACCCAGAACCGATCCAGGCGGCCGGAAACTCGGATCGCCAGTTTGACCATCACGTCCGTCCATTACGGACCCACCATCGCCAATGCCCAGCGCATTGGCTGCATTGCGACCGTTATCCAGACCCCACTTAAGAGCATCGATCACCGGACGGATCAGCTCCCAGACCGCGCTGAAACGCTCGCCCAGATAGTCGATCACCGAACCCACCGACGTCTTCACCCCGTCCCAGATTGCGGAAAGGCCGCCAACATTGCGAAGCCCATCGATCACCGGCTCGATCATTGCCGTCCAGACGCGATCGAAAACCGATCCGACCAATTCGACTGCAGCGCCAATACGATCGCCAATAACGTCCCAAGCAGCAACCAAGTGCTCTGTCACGCCCAGCGCATCGGTGACCGGTTTGATTACGTTCTCCCAAGTCGCGGTGAAAACGGAACCGACACCACTCCAAAACGTGGTGAAAAACGACGCATAGCCGTCCCACATAGACATGATGCCGTCCCAAGCACGGCCGATATCGCCGGTAAAGACACCCGAGATGAACTCCGTAAAGCCGCTAAATACGCCCTTCACATTATCCCACAAAGAGCCAAACCATGGCCCCATCGCGTCCCAATTCTTGTAGATCAAAGCTGCGCCGGCTGCGATCAAGGCAATGGCAATGCCGATCGGATTGGCGAGCATTGCCGCGCCAATGGCTCGGATCCCGCCAACCACCAATGGCGTCGATCGAGCGACCCCGACTAAGGCAAACCCGAGCCGACCCACTGCGAGAGCGAATGCACCAATGCGAAAGATTGTGCGCGATGCCAAAACAGCACCAATGACGATCCCGAAATTCTCCCAGCCTCCGACCATGTCTGCGGTGCCGGATGCCACGTCCCAAATAACAGACGAAATTGTGGCCAAGCCCTTAAACAGCTCCCCCACCAAAGGAACGATCCGCTCAACACCGGCTGCAAACCGAACGGACCACTCCTGCACTTCTGCACGGTTCGAAATCAGCATATCACCGACGCTGCGCATCGTGCGCTCAACGACAGGCATCAATTCTACACCAAGCGTGTTCTTCAGCCCTTGCAGCGTGAGCCGAGTATCAAGAAGCGTATCCTGGAACACTTCGGCATCGCGCGCCGCACTTTCAGACAGCACATAGCCGGTGCGCTGTGCCGCGATCCGCATCTCATCCAGACCCGCGCGGCCGTCGCGGAGCATGTTTAAGAGGCCAACACCCGATCGGCCAAATATGTCGTTTGCCAATGACGCGCGCTGCGCCTGATTTTCGACACCCGCCATGGCCTCCGCGATTGCCCCGAGCGCCTCATCCGGTGCCATGTTTGCCAGAGTATCTGCAGACAGGCCAAGCTCATCCAGCGCATCGGTCGCGGTGCCGGTCCCCATGGACGCCTCGCCCAAATTCTTAACCATCTTCTCAAGAGCGGAATCGAAGGTCTCTGTTGTGACGCCGGCGCGCTCGGCTGCATAGCGCATTTCTTGCAGCTCAACGATACCGATGCCCAACGTATCGGCCGTCTTGGCAACATTATCACCAAGAACAGCTGTGGAGTTTGCCAGACCGAAGACAGCCCCCGCAGCCAATGCACTCCCCACCGTAATAGCCCGAGTGGTGGACACCACCGACTGCTGCATATTGCGCCAGGTGGCGCCTACACGGCGAGAGGCTGACACCGCCCGATTGTAGCGATCCTGCGCCAATTTCAGGCGAACCATGGTGCGGGTTAGATCGGCATACTCGCGATCAAGGCTCTCAACTGATTGGCCCTGACGAACAAGGACCTGACGCTGGCGGCCGAGCTCGCGCTGCCGCGTTTCAACTGAACGGATGGATTCTGCAACTTGGCCGAGCCCAGACCGCAAAACGCCTACATTGCGGCGAACAGACTGGTCCAGAACAGACCCGACCGTGATCGTAGCGTTAAGGCGTTGATTGCGGCTCATCTTGAGACAGTCCTTCTAGCCACCAAAGAAAGCGGCTGGTAGGCATTGCCGCGATTTCAGACCAGGACCATCCGGTGCGCGATGCCAGTAGAATGACACCGCTGCGAAGTCGGACCTCACTCAGCCAGTAAAAAAAATCAGCGCGTCCTGCAGGCGACCGTACTGCTTGAGTGTCAGAGCACGAATGTCCTCCGGCGAACGCTCGGCAAGGCTGGAAATCAGGAAGACCTCGGATGCAGCTGGTTCATTTTTTCCCAACTTGCGCGCCGTCATTTGATCTTGGACAGTAGGCTCGCGAAGGGCCAACTCTTTAACTTCGCCCTCCGCCATCTTTGCCGGCCGGTCTGAAAAGTCGACCGTTACCGACCCGTCGTCATTTTCCTTGATGTGCTCTTTGGCTTCCATGATCGTCCCCTCGTTTTTGATTAATTAAAGCCCGAGAACCGCGCGGTGATCGGACAGCTGATCGACGCCATCAACGACGCGGATCATGTTCACGACATCGAGCTCCTGCAGAACGCGGCCGTCGAGCTCCTCACGGTAGTAATCCAGAGACAGCGAGAGCGTCAGCGACGGAGCCGTGCCGCCGACCCATTCGCCACGCTGGAATTGCGTGATCTTTCCCCGCATCGCATGCAAAACGCCGTAGACAGTGCCGTCGCGGTCTTCGAGAGCGCCGCGCGCAGTCAACTGCACGCCGTTACCCTTGCGCAGACCGAACAAGGCCATGAGATCCGTGTCGTAGCTTTTCAGCTTGAAACTACAGGTCAGCTTTTCCATGCCCATATCAAGATCGATCGGAGCATCCATGCCACCGGCTCGGAACTCCTCCGTCGAGATAGTCAGGTCCGGAGACGTGTAGGACTCCAACGCGCCGGCGTAGCCCATGCCGTCCACGATGAGATTTAGGAACTTTAGAACTTTATCGGCAGCCATTAGACCAACGCCTCCTCAATGTAATCATTCACAAGATGCGACCGGAACGTCACGCGCTCCGCCGGATAAGTCGGTGTGAAATCAAAGTTAAAATAGACGTGACCCAGCTGGATATTTGCCGCCGTGTTCAAGTCCGGATCAGGCCAGCAATTGCCGCCGTAAATCGCCCCGAGGCTTTGCAGCGTGCGCAGATAGGCATTCACGCCCTCGGCAACTTCGGAGTTGTACGAGGCGGTGATCCCGCGATCGACAGCCCAAAGGTGACCGCGCAGAATGGAATCATTGATGATATCAGCCGTGCGACGGACACAAAGAAAGTGCAGCTTGGTGTCGTCGGTAAGCGACCGATTGCCCCAAAGGCGGTAACCGTCCTGGCGAATGGTGGTCGAAATATTCGACGCATTGAGCAGGTTAGCGCGCGAGTTGGGATCGCCCAGCGCGAAATCAATCGGACGCGACAACCCGAGAACCCCGTTAAGGATCTTATTGGATGGCGAAACCCAAAAACCCTTTTCCAAGTCCACCTTGGCGATCAAGCCGGCAACACGAGAGGATGGTGGCAGGTCGACAATGTCACTGCCGACCAGGACGCGATGCCAAGGATCGACCATGTAGACCCGATCGGACCCGAAGTCGCCACCGGCGGTGATCGCGTCGGCATCGGTCGTATTGGGACCGTCTGCAATTACGACAGCGCGCAACCGCTCGGCAATCCCGATCAATTCAGCGACTACAGGGTTTGCAAGACCATCAAGTCGCTGGTGAGTGAAGCCAGGAGCGAGCAGGATCCGAGGGGCGAACCCCACTACGCTCTCCGCTCCAACGAGTGCGTGAACACCCTCGAAAGTCCCATCGGTAGCATTTACGCCACCAACTGCCAGCGCGAGCTGATCAATCTCGACAGCGTCCTCTTCAATCCGGACAACGATAACCACCGCGCCAATTTGATCGAAAATGCCGTCCATTGCGGCCGGCAAAGTGCCAGCCAAGTCACCAACCGTGTCCAAGCCGGCCGCCTCAAGGCGAGAGCCCGCGACAAGAACCGGAGTGTTCAAAGGGAACGCTAGAGGATCGGCATCAGGCGCGGTGCCAACAATGCCGATCACTGCAGATTTCACTGATTGAATGGGACGCGAGCCGGCGTCGATCTCGACCACCTCTACGCCATGAAGAAAACCCGCCATTTTTTAGACCCCGCCTAGCCGTTGATTTATACAGACTAGACCACCGCGATATTTGCCGATCCTCTGGCGGTTCCCCATCGCCCGATCCTCTGGGTTATTACAACCAAATCCGTGTGGCGCTACGAATCGTGTCAGCGTCTATCAATGACACCTGATCCAAGGTTCTGCCCACTTCTGCTGCATTGATATGGGTTAGAGCAGTCCCGTTGAGTGTCCAAGCCATTGCCCACTTGTGCCACTTAATCACGCCGTATTCGTCCACCCGATCAATCGCCGGAGACATCATGCGCAAGTTGACGTGGTAGCGCGGGTCCATGACTGGCGCGGTCAATTCCGCCCCGTCCGCGTCGTATGTGCCAGCCTTCAGTATCACGGACCCAATCGCGTCGAGGCTCACGCCCTTTGATATTTCGTATAAGCCTGAGCCAACGTGTGTAACTTTACCAGTTTC